TGAGCGTAGATTGGCAGAACTCACCCACGGTAGTCGTGATGGAACCACAACAATCTGGACGCCAAATGCGCTTGCACCATATTGGAAGCATAAAGCGAAGTTTGAGGGCGACCTCGGTCGTGTATATGGAGTACAATGGCGTCGCTGGCAAACGCCAGTCTATCATTCACAGGAAACGTTTAAGGACGACTTCGGTAGTCAATACAACAGAGAAGGTCACTTCCATGTCAAAGAGACGGATCAACTCAAAAATCTATTACAAGGTCTAATTGAAGATCCTAATGGTCGTAGACATATCATCAGTGCATGGAACCCAGGTGAGTTTGACCAAATGGCTCTTCCACCTTGTCACATTCTTTGTCAGTTCTATGTTAACAAGAACAAAGAACTAAGCTGCCACATGTATCAACGCAGTGTTGATGTGTTCTTGGGCTTACCCTTTAACATTGCAAGTTATGCATTGTTGACACATCTTATTGCACATCACTGCGGGTTACAAGTAGGTGAGTTGATTATCTCCACCGGTGATACTCATATCTACAAAGACCACGTTGAACAAGTCAAGGAGCAATTGTCTAGAACACAATTTCATCCACCTAAATTGGTGTTGAACTCTGAAAAGACCAACATATTTGAAATGACAATGCAAGACATTGCACTCGAAGGCTATCAAAGTCACGGACAATTAAAAGCAAAAATGGCTGTATAATGGAATATGTCGTGAAACAAATCAGAATGAGTGACTGTGAAGATCCAGACTTGTTTGTTTCACAGCCCATATACGAGTGGCAGCAAACAGAAGAGGGTAAGTATGTGATGAAGAACAGTAACCCTGAACCAATGTGGTTTAGAAGTTTTGACCATACAGCATACGGGTATCTTTATACAATCAAAGCATATCTTACTCCTGAGCAAGCAACATTTTTTGAGTTAAAATTTAAATGAACATACTAGTAACAGGTGGATTAGGAAGATAAATAAAGTAACAAGGAAATTGTTATGATTACTTACACCTTATATTTAAAAGAACATGCTGTAACAGGATTAAAGTATCTTGGATACACAAAAAATGATGTTACAAAGTACAACGGCTCTGGAAAATACTGGCTGAGGCACCTAAAAATGCATGGAAATGAACACAAAACTGAGATACTTTTACAGACTTCCGATAAGGAAGAAATAAAAAGTATGGGAAGATATTACAGCAATCTATGGGATATTGTTAATGCTAAAGATGCCACAGGAAACAAGATATGGGCAAATTTAAGAATTGAAGAAGGTGACGGCGGTGGCGGATATATTTTCTCAGAAGATGATAGGAAAAAAATCGGTGCCAAGACAAAAGCAGCTTGGACTGATAATGAATCAAGAGAAAGACGAATACAAGCGATATCAGAATCTTTAAATAAACCTGAGGTAAGAGACAAAATTAGTCAAACAAGCAAACGCACACTCGCCGACCCGCTAATTAAAGAAAAATTAAAAAAATCAAGCAAGAAAACATGGAGTGATCCCGTGTTGCGAGAAAAACATAGCATACTTCAAACTGAGGTACAAAATAGAGAAGAAGTTAAGGAAAAGAAAAGAACCGCTGCAATAAAAAATTGGACTGATGAAAATATTAGAAATTCTAGAATTGAAAAGATGACGGATCAAACAATATACATTTTTGAAAATATAAAAACTGGTGAACGAATAAACGCAACCCGTAAAGAATTAGTTAATAGATATAATCTAAACAGAGCGCAATTATCAAAAGTTATTACAGGTAAATCAAAATCAATTAAAGGATGGAAGAAAATATGAGCAGTATACTGGTTACTGGAGGACTGGGACTCATTGGTCATAACGTAGTCAAGCGACTACAAGATCAAGGTCATATCGTATCAGTAATTGATACGCAAACAAACTACGGCATCATCCCACAAGATGAAATTAATTATCTCATGGGCGAACGACTAAAGAAGATTGATACCAAGAATCTACAATTCTACTCAAGAGATATTGCTAATGCGGAAGAAATGGATCGCATCTTTAATATTGAACAGCCAGAGATTGTGATTCACATGGCTAGCTTCCCGAGACAGAAGGTAGTTAATGCAAACCCTGCACTTGGTAGTCGTACAATGAGCGAAGGGTTACTCAACTTGTTGGAAGCCTGTGACAAATATGAAGTACGCAAGTTCATCTATATCAGTAGTTCAATGGTGTATGGTGACTTCACCGATGATGTAAAAGAAGATTATGAATGTAAACCACAAGGACAATATGGAATCCTCAAACTCGCAGGCGAATGGCTTGTTAAAGACTATAGCCGTCGTACTAATCTTGTTCATACTATTATACGCCCCTCTGCTGTATATGGTCCACTTGACGTGGAAGACCGTGTCATTTCAAAATTCATCCTCCGTGCAATGCGAGGACAACCGCTTAATGTTAACGGTGCCAGTGAAACACTTGACTTCACGTTTGTAGAAGATGCAGCAGACGGTATCGTTGCAGCCGCATTGAGCGATAATACAGACAATAAAACATACAATATCACAAAAAGTCATAGTCACACACTACTTGATGCAGCCAAATTAGCTGTAAAAATCGTGGGTCAAGGTGAGATTATTGTAGGAAACAGGGATTTAGACTTCCCAAGTCGCGGGGCATTGAATATTGATGCTGCACGTAGAGACTTTAATTTTGACCCCAAAATTGACGTTGCTGAAGGTTTCCAAATTTACTATGATTGGCTGAAAGGGTCTAGTTTTTTCGCTAAATAAGTGTATGTTCTTCCTACACTTTATACCCGACAGTTATCTTCAATTATTCATTGACGGCGTCCTAGGTCTTGGAGCCGTATTGTTTTTAATTTCAACAATACTATCTGGCTTGTTCAAGCGATGGTTTCCCGCTGTTGAAGCATACATGATATTGGTTCATATACTAGCACTTGTATTATTAGCAGGTGGCGCCTTCTTTAAGGGCGGATATGAGACTGAACTACTCTGGAGACATAAAGCAGAAGAAATTCAGGCTAAAGTAGACAAAGCAGAACAAGAAAGCAAACTTGCTAACGACAAGTTAGACAAAAAAGCAAAACAAAAAGAAAAAGTCATTATTGTACGTCAAGGAGTCAATAAAGAATATATTCAACGAGAAGTTGCAAAATACAATAAATCCTGTGTAATTCCTCCTGAATTCGTCAAAGCACACAATGATGCAGCGGAGGCACCAAAATGAGATATGGAGTAATACTTGGTATATTAGCGTTTCTACTAATAATACTTACTGGATGTTCAACAGTTGAAGCATTCTTAATGAAATATGATGGCAATGAATATAAATTAGCAACTGACATTAGGGTCAAAGCTAATCTAAGTCAAAATTCTTGCAATGACCAAACACTAAGCAAAATCAACAGCAAGGAAATTGCAGATGCAACAACTGCATTACAGTTCTATGCTGAGAATCTTCCACACAATAAACCAATGCAAGATGCTAGTACTCAACTAAATCAAATGGCCCAGGGATTTAGTAAGATGTATGATTCAGGTAAAGTCAGTGAAGTATTTTGCAGAATCAAGTTTAAGAACTTAGAAGACAACGCAGCCAAACTACAGATGATTGAAGGAGGCAAACCTAAATGAGCGACTTATCAGAAATTCAATTTACACTCAATAGTGTAGAAAGCGAAAACCCAGCAGTTAATAGTGAGATTGACACAATCCACCAATATACTGAATTGGTAAAGGCGGGTAAACTATCTGTCCCTGAGTACAAAGAATTATTATTAGATATCCAGCGTACATTAAATATCAACAGTGCTCAAGTTGAGCAAAACCATTTGAATACAATTAACATGTGTATCAATGGATTAATTAACATTGCAGGTGCAGTATGATTGATGACGATACAGATGAAAAATATACTTGGGTAGATACAGTTAAAGGTATAGTTGTTGCTATATTAATATGTTTAATAGTTATTTGGTTAACAGGTTGTAGCACAACAGTTGGGGTAACTGCCAAGTTCCCTGATAGTCCTAGCAGTAAATCACTAGAACGTTGCCCTGACTTACAGAAGTTGCAAGATAAAGCGCAACTAAGCGATGTTGCCGATACAGTGAATGTTAATTATTCTACTTATTATCAATGTGCTGTAAAATCCGATCAATGGATTGAATGGTATCAGATACAGAAAAAGATATTTGAAAACGCTACAAAATAAAAAAGCCCCGATTAAGGGGCTTTTTTTTGTGGGTGTCAGTGTTGATTAATCAGCACTTGCGTTTGCACCGCATTTTTGACGTTTTGCATTTGTCAATGCGCCAAAGTCTACTGGCCATTCTTTACCTGGTGCTAGTTCAACTGCTCCTGGAGGGAAAGCAAATTGTACACCACCTGCTTGTTCAATCTGACTGATTGGCAAACGGAACTTGGTCAAGTCATTACCTAAGTTAGGATAAGGAGCAACGTGAGGGAATGCCCATCCTGCTATTTCTTTGGTCTGATTATTGATAACAATTTTGTAAAAACCATGCGGAACAACGACGCCGTTGCCGATTTTCTTGTCTTGTGCATTATATACTCCACCTACATAAACAGTGTATGATTGATTGCGCTGAACTGCCCAACCACGAACACTAGTTTCTAGTAGTTTCCAGATACCGCGATTCAGTGAACCTGCTTGTGGACTCATGTTAGTCATCAAGAAACTTTCGTACTCTACTTGAACATCCCATGATAGGTCGCCATCGGGAGCCATGTGTCCTTTGTCATATCCTGTACCGGCGTAGTCGCCAGGTACGGCTCCATTAGGAACAAACTGATTGGTAGCAAAAGCATTAGTGCGAGCAACGCAGCCAAGAGCATTTTGAGGAAGTAGTTCATATGTTACAAACTTTGGTAGTTTTGCAGCGGCGTCATATCCAACTAGATATGCTTGCTGACACAATGGCTGTACACCTTGTGCTTGTGGAAAACCGTAGGGCGCGTGTGCTTTACACTGATCTACGGAGAATGGTGGTCTTTGATTCCATGCAAAGCTACTGATTGAAAGTAGTAGCAATGAGAATCCAATAATAAATTTACGCATGAAAGCTCCTTAATAGTCAGTTATTTATCACCTAACATGTTGACTTAAAAAGATAAATACTCTATAAGTGGAAAATAGACATGAGCACAATCACCCCCATTAATGTTGGTACATTAGCAAACGATGGAACAGGCGATCCATTACAGGTTGCGTTTAGAAAGATTAATGATAACTTTACCCATTTGGGCAATTTAGTTCCAAACGGACCAACTGGTTCATTACAATATATTGATGCTAATGGTTATTTTGCAGGTACTGCGAATGCGGTTTATGATAGTACACATAATCAATTAGATTTAGGTGCAACTGTTGTTCCGTTATCTGACGCAGGTATTGACTTAGGAACTGCTGAAAATCGTATTGGTAATTTACATTTAGCAAATACATTTGCACTAGGAAATATCAGTATCAGTGAAACTGGAAATACAATCAGTTTCCCCGTTACAGTACTGACTAGTAAATTAGCTGACTTGCATTTTAACAATGCTAATTTAGATGGTAATTTGACTGTAAGTGGCTCAGTTACATTTGAAGCTATTAATATTGGTAAGTTCAGTGTAACTACACCTGACAACACTACCAATCAAGTGATTTTTCAAATGCCAGCAAGTCAATTCAATGCAGGTGTTTTTCAGATTACATCACGTGACGGGTCAACTAGTAGCCAAACAGTCACATTAAGCGTAATGACTAAGAACGATGGATCTAGTGTTCATTATAGTGCTTATGGTACAGTGTTTATTGGCTATGCATTAACAAGATATAATGTGGATATTGGTTATGGAAATGTTAGAATCATGGTCAACCCAATATTAAATACTAGTATAACACACGTTGGAACATACGAAATAACACGGGCATAATATGAGAGCAAGCGAATTTATTGTTGAGGGCGGTCCACCTAGAGGTAAAATACACAAAGACCATAACAATGTTAGCAAGGGTTCATCCATTGCTCGTGACGTTGGTGGATATGATCGTGTATACCATATGAACCGTATTTGGATGGCAACTGCAATGGCTGATGGTAAGTCAACTAAGAAAGTTGATATGGATCCTGCGGCATATACTGAAAAGTTTAACAGTGCTCACCCATACACCAAAGAAGAACATAATATGCTTCAATCAGCATATAACACTATTCCTACTGAGCATTATGAGGTTACTCCATGGTCTGCAAGCAAAGAACCAGAAGACGTTCATCGTGTAAGTCCTGTGACAGGATTCAAAGGCTTTGGTAAGTCAAAGAAAACTACTGACAAAAAAGCTAAAAAGAAAAAATAATATTACTAACTCTATGAATAAGTAGAGTTATGATTGATATTAACAACACCCTCGATTTAATTAAACTAAAATTCTTCAATGAATGGCTATACACCAATCACTATGGTGATGAAGGTGAGAGTGAATTTCATAGTTCGCTAACCAAGCAAATCATGCAAGAATACATAGACCCACAACATCTTAGTAAAAACAGTTTTATTGTCAACACTAATTGTGGTGGTGGATATGTATTGCAAGAATTCAAAGACCGTGGCTACACTAATGTTTTGGGAACAACACTTAGCGATGTGGATAAAAAAATCTGTGAAGATAAGGGATTAAACGTAAAAGTTTATGATCCAACTTTCTTGCCACAAGCTGAAGGTTTCTATGAAGAAAGCGTTGACTTTATCGTTGCCCGTCATGTACTAAGCAAAAGCCCTTACCCAATCTTTACACTAGCCGAATATAATCGTGTATTGAAGCAGTTTGGTAAATTGTATGTTGAAGTCCCAGCCCCTGAAGGTGAAAGATTACATGAGCGTCAACTTGATAATTACAGCATTTTGACAGCATTACAATGGGCAGCATTGTTTGATCGTACTGGATTTGTTCCAGAAAGATTCAATACTATTGATTTTGACTTGAATTACACCGAAGACGGTGAAGCAAAAGTTGTCAAAGAAAAATACTTCTGTATCTTATTATCAAAACAAAGGCCTCTCGATATCAAATAAATAGTTGATGTTCGATCCCTTTCAACAAAGTAAATTAATGAACGGATTTGATAAACTCAAGTCCGTTTCCGCACCCTCTCAAAATATTGACAACCTAGATGACTTGAAAAAGTTAGCGGGTGTTAATAATCAACCTAGCTATGGTGAAACAATTAGCCAAAGTGGTAGTAATTTAGGTCAGATTCAGCGTGAAAGAAACATTCGTCCGGGTACTGACGAGTGGTTTAGACTATGGTTTAGTAAGCCCACTCTCACGGGAGAGACTCCCTATGATAAATAATACATAGGATATTAAAATGTCAGCTAACGGAATCTCAACATTAACCACTAAAAAAGCGAGGCAAAAAGCCAAACTGGATATTGCTCAGGCTAAACGTCAGGGAAAAACTGTAGCTATTGATGGTACAATAACAGGTAATGTAGATCCTACAAAACCATATTATAGAAACGACAATATTTACGATATCACATTATTGCCCACACAGTATAGTGGAAACAATATCGTAGATAACAATAACAACGGTGGTTTACAAATAGGTAGACCTTGGGAAGTTTTAGCACTTGAATCTAACTTATTAGTTGATTTGAGCACGGCAAATGATGCAAGTTATCCTGGTACAGGAACTGCTTGGAATGACGTTAGCGGCAATACCAATAACTTCACATTATACAATTCACCTACTTATACGCAAGCAGAGCCAGGGTATTTTACATTTAATCCTAGCAATGCACAATATGCAGAGGCAGCTACATTAGGTAGTTTAACACAATGGACAGTTGAAGCATGGTTTAGAACCAGTGCTGATTTATCAGCAGCAGGCCCAACAGGGGCAACCGCACTGGTCACAACAACATATCAAGAAGGTAGTAATTTCTATAATGCAATTAATTTCTGCATTACAAATTACAATGGTGTATCTGGTGCCGAGAGTAGTGTTCGTGTAGGTTTCTATAATGGATCATGGCATGTTACAAGTCCAGCATCTCCGTTAATTCCTACGATTGGAGAATGGTATCATGTCGTTGGTACATATGATGGTACTTATTTAAAACAATATAACAATGGAGTATACGCCAGTGTTGTAACAGTAGGAGCAGTCAGCGGATCAGGTAACGGTACAGTGCGTGTTGGTCGTAGATGGGACGGTGATACTTCTAGTAAGTACTTCTTCCCTGGCGATGTTGGCGTAGTCAGAATATACAACGGGGCACTAACTGCCGATCAGGTTACAGAAAACTTTAACCAAGAACGAGCAAGATTTGGTATTTAATATACCAATATAATAAGGAAATAAAATGCAAATCAGCGAACTATTAAGAACATTAGCAGACAAACTAGACGGTATTGCCGATGGAGAAGTTGCACAAGATGACTCAGAAAATCAAACAGCAAATTTCTTACAACAAACAAAAGCTACACAGAATGACAATCAAAATAAAGCAAGTGATGCTAGTGAAGAATTAGGTGACTTTATTCCTCCACTACAACAAAAAATTGAATTGATGAAGAAAGCAGTTGATGTACCTAATTACTATGATGAAGAAGGTAATCCTGACGAATTAGTAGTTATCAAAAAGAACGCAGGTATCAATCCAGCAGCATTATTTGGCGGTGACGAACCTTTTGAGGGTTAATCATGTCAATTCAAAAATTATTTACAGGTCGTGTCAATAACATAGACTCCGCTAACTATGTAGGAGAATTAGGTCGCATTTGGTATGATCCAAACACTAATGCACTTTTCTATAGTGATGGTAGTACAGTCGGTGGCGTACCGGTGGGTAATGTATCTGGAACTTTGAGTACAGGTAATATTATCCCATCATTAGATAATACATACTTCCTAGGAAATGCAACACATCGTTGGGCTAACTTGTGGTTAGGTCCAGGTACTATCTATATTACAGACTCAGCAAACACCGCAAACGTTGCGGAACTAACAGTTTATGACGGAATTTTAGAAGTCAACGGTGCTACAGGATTACAAGCAAACTTAATTAATGGCAACACTACCCTAACATTAGACAGTAATGCTAATGTTACTATAACTGTAGCTGGCTCAGAGAATAGTTGGACATTTGATGACACGAATAAATTTACTACACCCGGCAATGTCCTCGTACAGGACAGCAATCAAAATGATATCATTGAACTAAGAACTGATGGCAATATCGCATTTAATGGTAGTTCTACACTATCGGTAAATGGCGGATTCTTTGTGAGTTCAGTTGCCTCAACAGACGGTCAAGGCAATGTCGTAACTTACGATGGTGGAGAATTTAAGTATGGTCCTCAACTAAAAGATTATTCAGGCAACATCGGTGCCAACAACATCACAATAACTGGCTTATTGAAAGCACCACAAACAACTAAAGCATCTAATGCTACAGGAACACCTGGACAAATCTGCTGGGATTCAAATTACATCTATGTATGCACTGCAACAAATACATGGAAACGTAGTCCATTAAATGGTGGATACTAAATAACTTTTTTTGGTACATTACCCATATAAATAACTTTATGAGCGGAACACCTTCCTTAGTTAAAACGCCACATGTGAAAACTAAATTTCACACGCAAAAAGAACTTGATGACTATATCAAGTGTTGTGATTCGGATACGGGTTACTTATACTTCATGGATAACTTTTTTATGATTCAGCACCCAACTAGGGGTAGCATGAATTATCATCCATGGGAATTTCAAAAACGATTGATTGAAAATTATCACAAATATCGTTTTAGTATTAGTTTGATGCCACGACAAACAGGTAAGTCAACTAGTGCTGCTGGCTATCTACTTTGGTATGCAATGTTTGTACCAGATAGCACTATTCTTATCGCAGCACACAAATACACCGGTGCACAAGAAATTATGCAACGTATTCGTTACGCTTATGAAAACTGCCCCGATCATATTAAAGCAGGTGCAGTTGACTACAACAAAGGTAGTTTAACGTTTGATAACGGATCACGTATTGTTTCAGCAACAACTACTGAAAACACTGGTCGTGGTATGTCTATCACACTATTATATCTTGACGAGTTTGCGTTCGTTCGTCCTAGTATTGCACAAGAGTTTTGGACATCTATTACACCTACACTAGCAACTGGTGGTAAAGCTATTATTACAAGTACGCCCAATAGTGACGAAGATACTTTTTCTATGATTTGGAAACAAGCCAATAAATGTATTGACGAGTACGGTAACGTAACTGAAGTTGGAGTGAATGGGTACAAAGCATATCGTGCATACTGGCAAGAGCATCCAGAACGTGACGAAGCATGGGCAGAAGATATGAAGGCTAAACTCGGGGAAGATAGATTCCGTCGAGAAATTGGTTGCGAGTTCATTATTGCTGATGAAACATTGATTGCTCCTACTACATTAATTGATTTAGAAGGAATTGACCCTATTTTTCGTCAAGGGCAAGTTCGTTGGTTTAAGAAACCCACAAAGGGTAATATCTATTGTGTAGGGTTAGATCCAAGCCTTGGTACTGGTGGTGATCCTGCAGCTATACAAATTTACGAAGCAAACACTACAACACAAGTTGGTGAATGGAAACACAATAAAACTCCTATCCCAGAACAAATTAAGTTGTTAGCAGTTATCAACCGATATATCGTTGACTGCACAAATGAACCAAACAACTTATATTATTCAATTGAGAATAATAGTATAGGTGAAGCTGCATTAGTGTCATTGGATGAATTTGGTGAAGCAAACATTCCTGGTACATTAATGAGCGAAGGTGGAAAAACTCGTAGAGGATTTAACACTAGCAAACCTACTAAACTTGCTGCTTGTGCTAAGTTTAAAACATTAGTAGAAACTAGAAAAATGAAGATAAACAGTCAAGCACTGATAGGTGAATTAAAGAGTTTTGTAGCTGTAGGTGGCAGTTTTAAAGCCAAAATTGGCGAAAATGATGACTTAGTGATGGCTGCACTGTTAGTTGTACGTATGTTGCAGCAACTTAGTGACTATCATTATGATTTGGAAGAACAAATGCGTGACCATGATGAAATTATTACCCCGCTACCCTTCTTTGCTGTATTTGCATAAATACACTATTGAGATTTAAACTATGCCAAAGAACCAAGATTCCATCAAAGAAGAACTACGTGGTCTATTAAAGACACGTGGATATAGCCCAGAAATGTTTGACAGTTCTGGTAAAAGTGCTCCGGTACCACAAGAAGCTGAATTAGTTCAGTTTGAGTTCAAGAAGGACGATAAAGATTATGGTCCTGTAACTATTGGTATTGATGGTTCAAATAAAATGAATATTTACTTTGGTGATGATGTGGCGAACAGCCCTAGTGCAGGAGATGAAGATGATTTATCATGGTCACATTTACTTAACCACTTGAAACGTTTTGCTATCAGTAACAATCTACGACCTGAAATTAAAGATATTGATGATTTGAAATACGATATGGCTAAAAGAGATTATAACAAACGTGAGGGCCTAAGCGAAGGCTATCATGCAATGGGACGTAAACAAAGTTACAACGATGTTATCCCTGAAACAAAGATCATTATTAAGCACAGTAGAAACATTGAAGAAGGTGAACAACGTTATCGTAACGTTGAACGTATCTTTATTGAAAATGCATTGGGTGAAAGAATATTAGCACCTACAACTAAGCCAGGTATTGCACAAGTGTATGCTCGTCATATTGCTGAAGGTGGACTACCGCATGATGAACGTTGGAACCACATCAAGGGATTATGTGAAGAATACAGTAAGATGGCAGGATTTGTTCGTGCAACTCGCGGTAAGCAATTTAATGAGTCTGCACAAAAACTAGTTGAAAGTGGTTTAAATCATTATGTTAGTTTGCGTGAATCATTGAGCAAGATGCGTGGCAAAAAAGGCTACAACAATTACTTTGAATCTTGGACTCCTCCATTAATGGAAGATGAAGTATCAGGTGACTTGAGTGAAATGTTTATGAGTAGTTCACTTGATCCGCGTATTGAAAGTGTAATGCCAATCTTATCTAAATTGAATAAGAATCTAACTGAATCTCCAATGGCAGAGGTAGTTGCATTAGAAGATTGGGTTAATGAAGTCACGACCAATCAAGATGAGGTTGACTATGGCGACAAATACCAAGATATGGTAAGTCGTGTGGGTAAAAAAGCAAAAGAACAAGAAAAACGTAAACCAGTTGATATCAAAGACTTGGCAAGACGATTACACGCTGTAGGTACTAAACAAAAAGAAGTTAAGACACAAGAAGGTTTAGATGCAAATCAAAAACGTGCAGGACAAATGGGACCAACTGATAAAGTAAGTACAGGACCAATACTAGGTCATAAGCCACAAAGTCAAAAAGGCTTGCGTGGTAAACTAGTTGGCGCAAGTGAAAGTGTTGACCATTCAATCAATCACTTAAAGAAACTTTCTGGTCTATGAAACAAGTTAACCTATTAGAGTCTTGGGCAGATAATGTCATCGAATGTAGTTGGGAAAAATCACATCGTGGCATCGGTGATCCTATGAAACAACTAGGTGATTATCCCGATTCAGTAGTTACCGAAAAAGAAGAACAGTCAGCAAGAATAGGTACACCTATTAAAGGTAAAGCTGACCGTCCATTACCAAGACAAAATGATATCAACTATAAAGCACAACGTGCATATCCAGAACTAAGTCCAGAGCAAGCATTGGCAAAATACTTAGAAGACGAAATGGAACGTTCAGACAAAGTTGATATGATGCAAAACAAAGAGATTGACCACGTTGAACATGAAGAAGATAACATTGAATCACAAATTCAACGCATCGTCCAATTATTAAAAAAACCTAACTAAAAAATGTGTTTACCCTAAAGAGGGATAAATATACTTGACGTTGATGAATAGTTTTGCTATACTATCTTCTACGTTAGATACTAATAGGTAGTATCGAATATTAAACAGAGACCATCTCAAATTTATTAAGGAAAAATATTATGGCATCATTAGCAGAAATCCGCGCTCGTTTGGCAGCGCAAGAAAACAAAGGTCAGAACAAAGGCTCTAACGCACAATCTGACAACTCAGTATACCCCCATTGGAACATTGACGAAGGTACAACAGCTACCGTACGTTTCCTACCTGATGGCGACACAAGTAACACCTACTTCTGGGTAGAAAAAGCAATGATTAAACTCCCATTCAACGGAGTTAAAGGTGATAACAATCACAAGCAATTAATTGTTCAAGTTCCATGTAACGATATGTACGTTCCGAACAGTTGCCCTATCTTGGCAGAAGTTCGCCCATGGTACAAGGACGAGTCATTGAAAGAAATGGCAAACAAATATTGGAAGAAACGTACATACATCTTCCAAGGTTTTGTTCGTCAAAACCCACTAGGTAACGATACAACTCCAGCGAACCCAATTCGCCGATTCATCGTTAGCCCACAAATCATTCCTGTTATCAAAGCAGGTTTGATGGATCCTGAAATCATGGAATTGCCAACTGACTATCAACGTGGTCTTGACTTCAACATCAAGAAAACAAGTAAAGGTGGTTATGCAGATTACTCAACTAGTAACTGGGCACGCCGTGAATCTGCATTAACTGATGCAGAATTGGCAGCAATTGAAGCACATGGTTTGTTTGATTTGAAATCATTCTTACCAAAACAACCAACAGATGCAGAATTGCGTATCATCAAGGAAATGTTTGAGGCTTCAGTAGAAGGTCAACCATATGACTTAGAACGTTGGGGCAATTATTACAAGCCATATGGTCTTGAAGCTCCTGCAGGTTCAACCGCGGACACAACATCAGCAGCACCAACCGTGGCTGTACCCGCAAATCAACCCGTAGCAGAAGCATCAGCACCATGGGATGATGAACCACAAGCAGCAAGTCAACCAGTTGAAGTGCCAAAAGCAGCTCCAAGCAGTGATAAAGCAAACGACATTCTAGCAATGATTCGTGCTCGTCAAGGTAAAACTGCCTAATAGAAGAAAGGGGCTACGGCCCCTCCTAAGGAGTACACATGACACTACCAGACGAAAGATACCGTGCCCTAAAGCAAGGTAAAAAACTATTGGAGGAACTGTGTGACCCTGGCAAAACACCTAGGGTCCCGAGCATAGTTCGTGAC